TATGAGCAAGTTTGGTTGTACCGTCCTGACCTCTCTTAACAGTAATCTTATTACTATCCGTATCCTTAGATTTAACATAAACTTCCTCACCACCAATATCTAGATAAACACTAGTAGTTCCAGAAGATGCATCAACATTAGTTACATCATTAAGAGCAATAACAGTTTGAGTCTTAGTTACATCCTCTGCCAAGTTAGTAAGGACTGTTCCATCATAGTTCTGGATTGCTCTAGGAACAACAGAATATGTAAGATTGCGTTGTGCGTTGGATGTATCTGTACCAGTAAGGTAGTTGACTGTAGACTTGGTAATAATATCCTTGGAAGCATCTGCAACAGGACCAAAGAGATATGTCTTAGCAGTAAATCTTAATGTATAAAGGAGAACTCTTCTTGACTCAAAATCACCTTCATAATCATCCTGCATAGTAATATTTTCAAGAACTATAGGAATATCTCTTTTCTCTTTTATAGAACCAACCAAGTTTACTGTAAGGTTATATGATGGTTGGAAATATGGCAATATCTGTTCTACAATTTGTAATGCATCATCATTTAATTTACACATAACAGCAAGTTCAAATTGCATGTTATATGGGACTGGCATATAAACTTTCTTCTCATCAGGAGTATCTGAATCTGGATTTTGAACTACAATCTTTTGAGTAGTAGTAACCTTTCTAGCAGGGTCATAAGTCAATCCAGTAAACTCAAAAGACATCCTTGGTAAAGACAAAGATGTGGCTTTATTAAGATCAGGTGATTGATTTAATCTTGCTAAAAACTTTTGAGTAGGTCCATAAGCAAGAGGGACTCTCAATGGCGAACCATCTTGTTTAATTGATATACTATTGAATAGAGTACCAAAACCAATAATGGTTCTCCTCAAGATTTCGTTATAAAAATATTCAAACATTTTTAGAGTCCTAGTATCTTATATTTATGGAATTCCGAATGGGTTCTGTTCACTGAAGTCTAAAATATCGTCTGCAGCAGATTCTATATTAACATTATCAGCAAATCCATCCTCTGGAGGATCTTCACTTACAACCCTTAATGCATGAACTGCACCAGAAGTTCCACCAGTTAAAGTCTCTCCAATACTAAACATTCCAGAAACATTTGCTACCTCTAAAACATTTGTAGTTGCATTCCAAGTTCTTACTCGTCCTGTCTCACCTGTAATAGATCCAGTGACGATTTCATTAAACTTATAATTACCACTATTATTAAGTGAAGGATTGCCGATTGTAATTGTTGGACTTGAAGTATACTTAGAACCAGCATTTGTAATATGAATTGCTGAGATAGTTCCAGCAGCACTTACGACTGCTTCAGCAGTTGCTGTAGTACCTCCTGCACCTGGTCCACTAATAGTTACAGTAGGTGCTGTAGTGTATCCAGAACCTGCGTCAGTAAGTGTAACAATACCAACTGCCCCATCACCTATAAAGACGGTTCCAGCAGCACCTGAACCCCCTCCACCAGTTACTTGAAGTACAGGTGCAAGAGTATATCCAGCACCTGGATTTGTAATAACAACCTGTTGAACAGATTTCTGATTATCACTAATATTTAAATTACATACATTAATACCACTAATCATCGTAGCAGTAAGAATACCAGTCACTCCACCCACAGGAGCAGAACTGACACCTATAGTTGGAACAGCAGTATATCCACCACCCCTATTACTGAGACTAATTAGTCTAATAGATCCTTCAGTATTAAATCCAATTTCAGCAGTAGCAGTTGCTCCAGTTCCTACAAGAGTGAGAGTTTGAGATGATCCAAGAAGTGTAGAAATACCATCTTCTGAAGTTCCATCTGCTTCATCACCTGTAAGAACATCATCAATCTCAGAAACTCCTGTATCAATAATTTCATCTTCGTAACGGAAGAGTTCACACTTCAGAGTGTATACATATGTCTTTTGAAGTTGATAGAATGGTTTTTCATGCTCTACATACTTAATTTCAAATAAACGATCACCTAGTGGAAAATAAACTAAATCCCCTTCTTTAGGTCGGGTAGTTAACTTTACATTAGATTCGTTTTTAAGTAATGGTTGAATATATGTTTCCCATCTTTCTCTAGAAATAACAAGAGTTACTTCATTTGTTTGCTCAATACCAAATTTTGATAATAATGTAGGATTATCTGCATAACCATCAAAGTTGTCAATATATGCCTCTAATGGATATGAATCATTAAATGTAGATTGTACAACTTCTCTTATTATCGTTTTTTCACTCATATACTTACGAGGGAGATAGTGTATCTCAACACCATACATCCTCAACTGTTCGTTGATTAAATCCTGAACTAAATTCTGTTCAGATCTTGCACCTTGTTGAAAAAACGGATTAAGTGCCATTATCCTATCATATCAAGTGGAGGAAGTTCATAAGTATTAGACATTTGTTCTCTGATGATCTCTAGATCTTTTTCTGCATCATCATAGATTTGTCTACCATTCAACTCTACTCCTCCAGGTAATTTAACTCCTTGGAATTTTAATAAATTTTGACCCCATTGTCTTTTAAGAAGAGCAGTAGTATATTTTTTTAGGAATGAATCATTCCATACTCTATTATAATCATCAGGATTAAGTTGTCTAAAGCAATCGATAACTAACCAATCATCTTTAGAAACACTACCCCAATCAATATCAAGATATAATCTATCCATTCTCTTATTAAATCTTATTTGCTTTTCAGTAGTTAATAAGAAATTAATATCTTCAAGATAAGTTTTAGTCATAGCATAAGTCAATAACTCAGTGCTACCCCAATAATAAATATCATTCAAAAACATCTGATACTTAACACTAAACATATTATTTGTCATAGTGTTAGTGCCATCAAAATGATATATCTTTGTTACACCAATAACTGATGCAGGAATTTGTAAAAAATTACTATTTTCATAATAACTAAAAGTTACATCTGTACCAGCAATATCAGCAGTTGCAGTTGTAGTTGTTATTCCAGTTTGTTTTTTACCAGATGCCATCGAGGCTCTACCCCGATCAATATCATCTTGAGTTATCCTATATTTTAAATATGCTTGAGCAACACCATCAAAATGCCTCTCCTGAAAGTATTGGACTGCATCATCTATTATATCATCTACTTGCTCATCAGCAACATTAATCTCCAGCACAGGAGCACCCAGTTGCCTTCTGCAATAATCTGCTAATTCTGATCTACTTGATGGAGATGCCATTTATACAATTACCCCTTGATGTATTTATGGTGCGGAAGCTATGCCAGTATAAACCATAATATTTCCATTTACGATATTATAGATTGATGCTCCAGAACTTACTAAAACATTATACTCATATCTTCCTTCTGAAAGACTTGTAGTTGCAGTAGAACCCAAAGATATTTCAAAAATACCACCACCAGCACTAGTGAATCCAACAGTAAAAGTTCCTGCTGCGACTGTTGTTGCGGCCACACCAGCACTTTTCTGCATTTGGGCAGATCCTGTCCAAACCGATGTTGTAGTTAATCCTTGAAAATCAAAAGCAACATCGGAAGTATCAACTACATTAAAAGTAGTTTTAAAATCAGTACCAGTATAAAGTGCTAAATTAGCAGCATATGGAACGCCTGCTGATGGATCAAATGTTAAATTTTTACTTGCCATTTACCAGTTCCTTTAATAGAGATTTTATTTCACCAATCTCACCTTTTAAATTGGCAAGATCTTGTTCCATAGATTCCACTCTTTCATTTTTTGAATCTTTTGCACTTCTAGATGCAATATAATGTTGATAATCCAATGAATTTACATTGATAATTGTACCTGTATGAGGATCCCTTGCGAGATCCTTATGTCCTTCAATATCGTAAGGGTTCATATTAAGCAAGAGCCATTACACGTAGATCTTTAACCTTTGGAACAAATACTTGACTTGTTGATGTTAATAGAAGTTTTACTCTATAATATCTAAAGGTAGGTAATTTATCTGCTGTAAATGTAAACTCTTTGAATGTTGCTGCGTCACCAAATCCATATTGATTTGATGGAATATTTGCCCTATCAGGCAATCCATCACTCTTTTGTTTAGCAATTATTTCACCTCTACTGTCTAGATTATCAAATCCAGGGAAAGGAGTAAATATTGGTTCAAATCCAGGATCATTTCCAACAGCATAAAATGCTCTAATTTTAGCATGAGGATTGGTATGACCTGATAGTATTATCTTAATTGAAGATGCAGCAC